ATTCCTAATTCGTAATTCGTAACTATTTATATTTTTTTAGTGTTCAAAGTTTTTACTGACTCGAATCCGCCGGAAGCGAACAATGTATCCATTTCATTAAGTTTATGAACAGCTCCTTCCACCATATCGGGACCGTCGAGCCGTTTTTGTTTACGGCTTGCATTACGGAACTGCGCTTTGAGCCGAATCATATGCGGGTCGTCGGCAAATTTTTCGTTAAAAAAAAGGTGACCAAGCCTGTTGATAGGTTCGAGTGTTCCCTCAATCCGACTCCATTTTTCAGGTTTATTGCGTTCGTCGGGGCTAATGGGCAGGAAAACCCCGGTAGCATTAGCCCGTTCGTAGATAAGCGGAAGAAACACTTGTTCGTAGAAAGGGTTTTGAAGCGTGTTGTTTTCGATAAAGACGCGAACCGTGTCCGCTCCCTGTGTTTTGCACCAGGTATAAAACTCGAACATATAGTCGATAAACCTGGCATTGCTCATAGTATCGACAGCGCAACGGACGATGTAAAAATTGCTTAGGTTTTTTGCCACGATGCCAATGGCTTTGTCCGAGCCGGAGGTTTTATCCTTGTTGCTGGTGGCGGGGTCGGCATAAATAACCACGGCACAGCGGTTGAGCGGAGGCACTTTCCCATCGCGCAGTTCTTTAAAGGTGTCGCCTCCGTCCATGGGGTTGTTGAAGTATTCTTTTTGCGCCGATTCGTAACTAATGAGCGAAAGCACACGATCAATATCAGCCTCGCTGTTTTTTTGTGGCCATGTAGATTTGCCATCTTTGTCGCGGATATTGATTATTTCAAACACATCGGCTTTTTCGCCTAACTTTTTTACCACGCAGTTATCGTGTATGATATTGCCGTTGACCACAATGCGCATAGGGTTTGAAATGGAACGGGTAGCAAAGAGCGCTTGTTCGATCCAAGCTAATTTATTGCGTTGAATATCCTCGTTACGGCATTCTTCGTCGGTGTCGATATCATCGATAGTTATAGAGTCGGGTCTGAAATTGTCGTTACGCGTACCGCGCGGCGATTCGCCCCAACCGAGTGCCCGGAATGAGCAACCGTTTTTAATGGTAAATTCGTCGGCACTCCAGTTCCCGAACCGAACCTGTTCTCCGTAGTCGTTGATAATGCGTTGGTTCGATTCGAAGCAAGCTTTGTAGGGCAGCAATAACCTTTCGGCATTTTTATGAGAATTTGAAACAAGCAGTTTATTGCGTATTTTACCGGTAACGGCCAGTTTAATATCCTCCATCATTCCGCGTGCCGATTTAGCCAACTCCCTACTCCATGCCCTGACGATAAAAATTTCGGGGTTTGCCATGAGTTTTTTTGTTGACTTACGGTGAAAATCGGCAGGCTCAGCTGTACAGTAATGCGGGAAATAGTATTTAAACCATTCCTCATCGTTTGCCTCAAGGCGCTTAATGCGTTTCAGCTTGTCGGGGGTTGATTCGTTGAGATCCACCGGCGTAGCCTTACGGAAGTTGTCGCGGAACGTCTGCCATGCTTTGAGGTATTCGCTGTCGGTGGCTATGCTTATTCCTTTTGCCATTTTTGTTTTTCGATAAGGTGGTTAATGAAAAGGTCGAAGTATTCGTTTGCTTTTTTAGCAAAATCGAAATCCATATCGCGGCAAAACGATACAAAGTCGCGTGCAATGGTAGTGGTTTGCCCAATGTTATATTTACGTTCGAGCTCGGCTATATCGCGAATGAGCTTACGGCGCACATCGGCTTCTTTCGAATTAGGGAAGCGCATAGTAATATCGCGGCTTTTAATCATTTGATTGAAAGCTGCTAATTCATCGTACAACTCCGAAAGCCTTTCGGATTTAGCGTTTACCAGGTTTTTTTTCAGGTTATCCCAATGATCGGCTTTTGCCCACTTGCTAATGGTTTGTTCGGACACGGCAATTTTACAGGCTATTTCTTTCTGGGTATAGCCCTGCATGAAAAGCACTTTTGCTACTTCGCGTAATTGAGTTTTTGCCATTTTTTTTTAGATATTACCTTACTCGCCAAATTATAAAAAAAGATTCCTTATCATTATTTACCGTGCAAAAATGCGAGTAAAATGCCTCCAATAAAAATATTTAATACAAAATGACATAACTATTTTGAACCTAAATAAATAACTGAGAATTTTGCTTCGATAAAAAAAACGACATCAGGATGAATGCCAAATTTATACGCGACGAATACGGGCTGCGCTGCGAGTTGACGGGACAAACCGATACCGAACGGGTGTTGCTTGCCGAGCTGATGGGCTTGTGTTACGGGAAAAGAGCCAAACGCGGACTGCAGATAATGAGCGATGTGAAAAATGAGAAAATAACCCTGGCTCGTCCGCTCGTATTTCTTAACCATGAAATACTGGTGCGTGATTTTGGATTTAGTTGCATAATAAAAGGAAAAACGTACTGGCTACAGCGCGATGGCATCAGCTGGCTGCTGCGCGGCTCGGGTATGATGACACTGTATCGGTTCGAAGGGTTGCCGCCGATCGATAATTTTGTTTCTACATACGGATTTTTTGATTATAAGATTTCATATCGAGAATACAAAAGAGTAGATTTTAGCACAGCAACGCGCATAGTGCGGCACCTGCAAACGCCACAAGCACTAAAGCAAGCTATGATGTAAGATATTTAAAAATGCTAACTTGTGGTTTCCAGGGTTAGTTACAGGTAAGAGATATATCACACTGCCTGTCGAATTTTTTTTTTAAAAACGAAGAAAAAACACAAAAAACCAAATGGCTTATAAAAAAATAGAGAAAGAATACTGCCTTACTGATAACACGGTGAACGTTTACGGGTACCGTATGTTGAGCGAGGGGTTGGAGTTGGATCGCTACAAGCCGCCGATAGGCTATTTGATGCACAACCGCGAACTGGGAGTGGCAGTACGCTGGGAAGATTTCCGCAGGGATGGCGATAAGGTGTATGCCAAACCGGTGGTGAACACCACGGCATTTCCGGCCTTGGCTCAACAAATAGAAGACGGCTTTTACGATGCGGCAAGTTGCGGAAGGATCGTAGCGCTGGAGTGGAGCGACGCACCGGAGCTAAAGATAGCCGGACAAACAGGCATCACGGTAACGCGTTGGTTTCCGCGCGATATTTCGATAGTGGATATACCCGGCAATTACAATGCCCTTGCCAATTTGTACGACGAATCGGATAATGTACTCATGGATTTAAGCGACCAAAAACAAAATATGAATAAACAACAAAAACAGAACAACATGCCAGCATTGAATTTAACAGCAGATCAGCTACAATTGCTCGATTTGGCTGATACTGCAACCCCCGAACAGGTTACGGTAAAATTAAACGATTTGGTAGAGAAAGCCCGACGCACCGAAGCGGCAGAAAAAGCACTTGCCGATTTACAAGCCGATTACACGGCAAAAGAAGTGGAAGCATTGCTCGAGCGAGGAATGTCGGAGAGAAAACTGACCAAGCAACTGAGCGACCAACTGCGCGAGAGCTACCAATCGAACCCGGCAGGGCTCAAGGCATTGATCGATGCGATGCCTACACAGCAGCTCTTATCCGGAAAAGAAGCAGACGAACTGCCCGAGAAGTATCGCGGAAAAAGTTTCGAAGACTTGTACCTTAGCGGCGATTTGGCCGATGTAAAAACAAATTATCCTGATTATTACAAAACCCTTAAAAAATAAAGCATTATGCCAATTAATTCAGGCGCAATCAGCGCAATACCTGTAGAAGTGTTTTCGACCTATATCGTCGAAAAGTTACGCAAAACCAATCCGCACCTGCAATATGCAGTTGACGAGTCGAATGCAGTGCTTGGCGGTTCGGTAGTGCACATACCGCAGGCGGGCAATTCGCCATCGGTAGTAAAGAATCGGTCATCGTTTCCTGCAACGGCGGTACAGCGAGGCGATTCGCATATCACTTATCCGCTGGATGTGTTTACCACCGACCCCACGCATGTAACCTGGCACGAAGAAAACGAAAACAGTTATGACAAGACTGATTCGGTACTGAACGACCACGTAGCGACGCTTGCCGATGCAGCCGGCGACTGGATGCTGTGGAACTGGGTGCGCGGATTGAAATTAAACACCGGAACCGGTGCGTACGAAGCTGATGTAGTACCGGCAGCCAACATTATATCCACCAGCGGAACTGCAGTAGCAGTAAACCCGCTTGATGGACAAACCGGTACGCGCAAAGCCTTTACCTACAAAGAGCTGCAGACAGCACAAGCCATGATGAACAAAGCAGGCGTGCCGAAAGAAGACCGCTACGCAATGATAGAAAGCTACCAGTACCAGCAATTTATCGATTCGCTAAGTGCCAACCAGATGGCAGCCTTCCAGCAAAGCGCCGACCTTGCCAATGGCATAGTAGGCCGATTTGCAGGCTTCAACGTGATGGAACGCAGCTCGGTGTTGGCATTTACGGCAGCAGGAGCATTGCAACTGCCGGGCGCCGCATTGGGAGCAACCGATAACCTGGCATCGCTCTGCTGGCAAAAAAACTCGGTAGCCAAAGCTATAGGCGATACCAAACCCTTCCAGGAAGTGGACAGCCCAACGTACTACGGCAATATATTCAGCGCCTTGGTAAAAATGGGCGGACGTTGCCGTCGTCAGGACTGGAAAGGTATAGTAGTAATCCGTCAGGTAGCGTGATAAAATATTCCCCCGTGTGTGTTTGCATCGGACCCGTGAAGGAGCTTAGCGAGCCGGAGCGCGTCCGATGTTTTTAAAAAAGTTTTAAACAAGGTTTAAATATCGCACCATATGCGCCGTATCGATACCATCATCATACATTGTACTGCCACCCCCGAAGGTAGAACGACTACTGTATCAGAAGTAACTGCCTGGCACAAACAGCGAGGGTTTACAACGATTGGGTATCATTATCTGATAGGATTGAACGGCGAAGTATGGACGGGACGTGATGAAAAAATGGCGGGAGCGCACTGCGAAGGACACAATGCCAACAGCATAGGGATATGTTATGTGGGAGGATTAGCAAAGGATGGAAAAAGCCCGAAAGATACGCGAACGACAGCCCAAAGAGCCGCTATGGTGCAATTGGTGAAAACGTTGAAGGAAAAATATCCAGGCGTAACCATACACGGACATAACGAATTTGCAGCCAAAGCCTGCCCAAGTTTCAACGTAAAAGCATGGTGTAAAAACGAAGGCTTATGAGTGTATTTGAAATAGTAAGTTTGGTATTGAACCTGCTCTTTGGCGGAAGTTTTATGATAACGCTTGCCACGCTTCGCGCCCAAAAGCTACGTTACGAAGCCGAAGCCCGCACAGCCGAAGCCACCGCCGAGAGCTCGGAGCTCGAAAATGTGGACAAAGCCGTGAAAATATGGCGCGACCTTGCCGAAAGCATGGAACAACGTAACAAAGAACTGGAAAAAAACCTAAGCAGTGAAATAGAAGCACTGCGCCGCGAAGTGCGAAAGCAAAATTGTACGATCAATAAGATACTGAAAATACTGGACTCGATCAATCATGATAACCTGGAACAAAAAGTACAGGAAGCCAAAGAGGCAGTATCATAAAAAAAATAAGGTATGAAAAAAATTGTGTTTTTTTTGGCTGTATTCATTGTTTTTATTTCCGGATGCCGTACAGTGCAGCCAACAATACCCGTTGCAAAGGGGAAAGATAGCGTTGTTTACATAGAGAAATTAGTTCCCGTAAACATACCGGCAGACAGCGCCATGTTCGAAGCCCTGTTTGAATGCGACAGTACCAATAAGGTAATAATGAAAACGCTTGCCGAAGAAAAAACCAAACGCGTGAATACGAATACCTCGTTTAAGCCGGGTAAAACAGCAAAACTTGTTTACCGAACCAAAACAGTGCATGATACTATTTATGTAAAACAAACTGCCAAAACAGTAATTAAAGAAACTCCTGTACCCTATAAAGAGATAAAAGAAGTAAACAGATTGCACTGGTGGCAAAAAGTGCTCATATGGGAAGGAGCGGTATTTACAATTCTTTTTTTCATAGCCATATATCGAAAAATTAAACCATTCATAAAGTAAAAAATGGAAAACGAAAAATTAAAAGATTACTTCACCCGCTACCCCCAGAGCGATGAGGTGTATGAAAACAACGGAGTGTTGTTTCACACTCGCGGAGCTGCCGACAGTTATGGCAATGCCAATGAAACAGTACGATACACGCGCAATCAAGTAATGGCATCACAACCCATGGCGCCGGAAGTGGAGCAAGAAAAAGCAACAGCAATAGAATTGCTGAAAACAACCGATGTGGCAACATTGGATTATAAAGCAATGAAACAACTGGTGAAAGATTTGGAATTGAATGCTTCCGATCAGAAAGCTGAAACACTAAAAGGAATATTAACCGAGTTTAAAAACTCATTAAACGAAGCATAAACTATGGCATTCCCCGGAGTTACAATAAATGTAGAGAGCGGTAACCTGCAAAGTGCCGTTGCTGTACTCGATGGTGTTCCCGCCCTGGTGGCAACCGTGAACACTTCCGGATTGATAGGTGTACCAAGACCTATTTATAGCCTGAAAGATGCCGAACAAGCCGGCATTACAAGCAGTTCGGAGAATTTTATTTGGAATCTTATAAAGGTATATTACGACGAACTTGGAGGTAGCCAGTTACTTTATGTAATGGGAATTGCCGAAACGGCAACCATGACCGATGTGGTAACGGCAAGCAATGCCAACGGACTTGTAAAACTACTCAAATCATACCCCGAAATCAATCTTGTGGCTGTGGCACGCAAACCGGCAGCCGGATACAATGCCGGAACCGGATTTTTAGACACTGATGTGCCCACTGCCGTTACGGCAAGTAAAGCACTTTGCCAGGCACGGCAAAACGCGAATGCACCGGTACGTTTGTTTATCGAAGGACGCTTGGCTAACGCCAATGCGGTAAACAATTATACGCCAAACACAGCAACTAACGGATACGTAAGTGTGGTGCTGGGTAATACGACTACAGGCAACGGAGCAGCTGTTACACTTGCATTGGCGCGGGCGGTAAAGTATCCGGCACATGTAAAACTTGGCAGTGGTCAGAACGGAATATTATCGGCTCCGAATATCTATTTGGGAACCAGTAAAATTGAAAACGTAGCATCGCTCGAAACATTGCACGATGCAGGTTTCCTTACTTTTTACGTGCGTCCCGGTATTGCAGGTTACTTTTTCGGACGTGACAATATGTGTGCCGTGAACGATTTTTCTACATTGGTGAACGGTCGCATAATTGACAAGGCACAACGCATAGCAGCTTTAGCTGCCACTCCATTCATTGAAGACTATGTGCGGATCGATGCCGATGGAACCATTAACGAAAACGATGCTGATTACATTGAATCGCTCATAAAAACAGCAATACAGAGTAAAATGAGCGGACAAATATCGGATGTAAAGGTAGTGATCGACACCAAGCAAAACATTGTAGAAAATTCAACATTGAAAATACAGGTATCAGTGCTTCCATTGGGTTATCTCACGTGGATTAATATAACATTAGGTTTAACTACTCAAACGAATTAAGAACAAAGAACAAAGAGCAAAGAGCAAAGATAAAAGACAAAATACATCTGGCTTTACTCTTTGTTTTTTCCTCTAAAAATCTAAACAATTATGCCAAACGTAAATATCAAAAGCACTGAATGTGCATGGTTTCAAACCGAAGTAAGCATTCTCGGACGTGTGATAAAAGGATTGCGGAGTTGGGAATACAAGAAAACCACCGAAAAAGAACCGCTCTACGGAGCCGGACAACATGCCATCGATATTCAGGAAGGTAACATCAAATGCGAAGGCAATTTCAAAGTATTAGGTTTTGAACGCGATGCTTTGAATAAAGCTGCCCGAGCTGCCGGATACGATGATATTACCTCGGTTCCGCACGAAGCTATCATTGCTAAAATTGTATATCAAAAAGCAAAGACTGATCCAAAAACTACAGTAACTATTATCGGGTGTTCATTCACCGAAGTGGGGGGAGCCATGGAGCAGGGCGCAAAAATGAGCGAAGTAACATTGCCCTGGATAGCTATGGATATTGTTTCTATTTAAGAACAAGGAACAAAGAATAAAGAATAAAGAATAAAGAACAAAGAACAAAGAACAATGACAAAAGAACAAAAATCGCTGGATAGTGTCTTTGCTCTTTAATCTTTGTTCTAAAATCTGAAAAAAACAACACACATGAAACAAGATTTAAAAGCCGAACAGGCACAAAAAGATCAGGCTGAGAAAGCAGCCCTTATAGAGTTGGAAAATCAACTTTTTGAGAAATTTGGTGCAAAGTACCATGAACTGAAAAAACAGTATGCGCCCCGCAAACTGAACGTGATTAAAGTAGAGGACAAAATCGCTTTGCTTCGTCCGGTGGGAGCTGCCGAGGTATCCACATTCAGCATGATGACTGTGAACCCCGAAATGGGACTGGATAAAGCATCGGAATACTTACTGAACGAGTTGTGGCTTGATGGCGATATGGATATCCTGAACGATGAAGAATACTTTATCAGCGCTATGCTGCAGTTGCAAAATGTGGTTGAGTTAAAAAAAAGTGCTTTTTACAAAGTATAAAACAAGGACAGGAAACAGAAAAGGATTTGGAACTGCTCACAGTTTTCGGGCTGATGTGGTTTGGCTCTGAAGCTTTGCAATGGCCGGAAGAGGTCTTTTATTACCGCACGGGAATCGCCCTGAAATTATGGGAAAAAGGAGTGGGTAAATCAATGAGTTAATACCTGTTGTACCACTCCGATTTTTTGATACGTTGTCCAATAGGTGGTATTTTAAGCAAAATAGCCATAATGAAAAAAAACAGCATTTTAAGAAACGGTATTCCAATAATCAGAAAGAGAATTAATTGTGCGAACAAATAGCCCCAAAAATTGTCGGGGTAATGAATAATGTCGTAAATTAAAAAGCTTAAAATAGTTACAATTGGAGCTCCCAAAATTAAAGCCATAAAAAACTTTTCATCTTTTTGCATATTCCTTGGTTGTTAAGTAAAACCTGTTGCAAATGTAATATAAATACCATAAATATAACATTTAAATGGCAAATATAGTTGAGTTTGCGTTAAAAATTACTGATTACGCTACTGGTACGTTAGCACGTATTGCTACCTCTGGTAATTTGCTTGCGGCTGGGTTAGGACGTGCCGGACAACAGACCGTACAGTTTGGGACTCAATTTCGTGCAACAGAAACGAACGTTCACAATCTTGCACAACGCCTCTCAGAACTTCGAGCACAACGCGATGTATTGCCAATAACAGCCATTTATCAGATCAGGCAGCTTAACTCCGAGATTAGCCGGTTAGAAATCCGCATGAGGCAAATGCAAACGCTCAACGGCGGTTGGTTTAAAACCAAATTTGGCGAAGCATTGGGAAGTTTGCCTGGCGCAGGTTTTATAACCAACCCATTGGTAGCAATGGGAGCAGGATTGGCAGCATCGGTGCAAAAAGGTATGCAAAATGAACTGCAACGAACCAATATAATAACGCTCATGGGAGGTAACAAATCCGGAGCTGATGCGCTTTTTGAAAAAATATCAGAATACAGCAAAAATACCGTTTACGACAAAGCAGGGCTTATTGATAGCCAACGCACCATGATGAGCTTCGGGTTATCGGGTGAATTAGCTTATGAAAAGCTTAAACAAATAGGCGATATAGCCATGGGCGACAAAAACCGTATGCAATCACTCGCATTGGCATTTTCGCAAGCTACCAGTAGCGGAAAACTAATGGGACAGGATTTGTTGCAAATGATCAATGCAGGGTTTAACCCACTGAACGTTATCAGTGAACGCACCGGCGAAAGTATGACCAGTCTGAAAGAACGCATGAGTAATGGACAGCTCTCAGCCCAGGAACTGGCAAAAGCTTTCGAATGGGCAACCGAAAAAGGAGGATTGTTTTATAAGGGAGCCGAAAAAGCAGGTGAAACCCTGAGCGGAAAAATGAATAAAATGATTGACTCGCTTAGCGAAATGGCTATATCCATTTATGGAGCTATCGAACCGCTGCTAAAACCTTTGGTAAGTTTTGCGACAACAATATTTGAAACCATTGGTAACGGTGTAGACAAACTGATAAAAGGATTTAAAGAAGCAAATCCGATAATTATGGCAGTAACAACATCCATAGTGGGACTTACGTCCGGTATTGCATTGTACAAAATTGTAGCTGCCGTAGCTGCTGTTGCCCAAAGTGGTTTTACAATCGCCGTATGGGCTTCAAACTTTGCCTTACTTGCCAATCCTATCGTTTGGGTAACCGCATTGGTAGTGGGGCTTGTGGGCGGATTGGTGTTGTTGTGGAAAAATGTCTCGTCCTAAAAAAAGTTTACACATTTTACTTTATAATACTGTTACAAATTTACACATTTATTTTAATCCTAAATACAATTTACTCTTTTTAAACCCCTCTTTGTTCCGTTCCGCTACGCTCCACTTTACAAAGAGGGGTTTAAAGTCATCAATAAACCTCCTGCAGTGCCTTTACTTCCTTTTTGGAATAGTAATTTTTCCATCTCCGTTTTAATTCTCCTGACTTAAAATGAGCCTCTATTGGCGTTAAATAGTCGAGCCTTAAAAAG